GAAGAAGGGCTTACGGAATTGCTCAACTCCTTAGAGAGCGTAGTGGACAACCTGAACTTCAAATCCTTCACGGTCTACGATACCTTGATGCTCGCTACGGAAAATCTGCGTGTCGCGCTCTCCAACATAGCGACAGACGCGGATGGTACTGATACACTTTAATCGCATCCTCCTTTCGGGCACAAAGAACCCCACCGCTACCCTTCCTGCGGTGGGGTTCTTTATTTTGCACAGACAAAAAGCCCCAGTCAATTAAGACTGAGGCTTGTTGCCAGCACTCCGTTGCGGGTGCAACGACGTACTCAAATCATAACACTATCCACCAGTAGAGTAAAATCCTTTGCCCTTAAATGTAATAGAAGGGGAATCCCATTTGCGAATCATTGGGATGTGGCAGTCAAAGCAAGATGGTTCACGTGGTTCTTCGTGGATGCTGCGTTCAATAGTTAGTTCTGCCTTGCAGTCTGGGCATCGATAGTCGTACATCATACGTAAGGAGACTCCCCTCCCATAAGGTTAAGTAGTTTGCGTAGTGCGTTGCCACATCTACGATCAGCAGTAGAGATAGCACACTCAGTTGCTTCACTTAACTGTTGCAGTGTGTAGTTCTCGTGATAGCGCAGGCGTAGGATGTTCTTCTCATCCTCATCTAGTAACTCGTATGCCTTCTTGATGTCGATGAGTGTGGCTAATAGGTTGCCACCTTCAGCGGGTGCAGCAGGCTTGCGTGGTGTTCCATCATTGACTAGGTTCTGTGCTTGTTCAATAGCAGTATCATTAACCACGCTTGCAATTACATACGGCAAGAGTTGCGCGATGGTTACTACATCATAAAAGGTTTCATCGTTGGTCTGATAGCCAGACCTTGCAGCCTTCTCTTTGCGGGCATAGCGTTCGATAGCACGCTTCATCTGCCAACCGATACGCCTTTGGTTAGCCAGACGTACAGCCTCGTTCTCTTCTGCCAGTAAGCCATTGAAGTATGAGATGCGTGTCATCACCCAAGCGTATGCTTCTTGTGTCAGGTCAACACGATCTACATACTTACGATAACGACGGTGTACTAGCGTTACCACACTAGGCACTATGTCATTGATTGCTGGGTGTGGCTCAGTCATTAGGCCACTTGCCATCTAGCACCATCAGTGCAATAGCACTATAGTTGAGTAGATCAATAAAGGAATCACGCAACGATTCATTCTCAGGTGTTGCACCACTGTCAATCAAGTGATTGATGCGTGCAGTCTTGTCGTGCATACGCACACGCAACCCATTAAGAGGACCACCAGGGCTACGTGAGATGTTGGTTGGACCATAGTCCTTGTGCTTCTTGATGAGCAGGTTACCCGCACCATCTAGCACCTGCCACACATCAGTTACGAACGTGTTGGTATCGGGCGTATTGTTATTGATTCGCTTTGCGTATCCACGGAAAGGATCTGGAAGCCCATATGCTGCAAAGTTTGTAGCATTGTGACCCATTCGCTCTCGGTCATCGTCATACATTAAACGCCTCCAAATAATTTCAACGCTTCATCCTTGCCGTGTGCAAGATAGAAGTCATTGATGTCCATTGATGGTGGCAATGATACTATGCGTGAGTTCATTACTTCCTGTGACACACGGCGGGAGAACTCAGCACCTGGATTGGTACCATCTTCCTTGATGTCATTGTCACCAACTACATACACAATGTCATAGCCTGTAAATAATTTACTAAAGTGTGGCTTCCAAGCCTGCACTCCTGGTACTCCAACCGCTGGCAGGTTCAGTAGACCCGATACAACTACTGCATCTAACTCACCCTCACACACCACGATACTAGGTGAATCAATGGTGACATCAGCCACGTTATACAGGTGTCCCTTCTGCCCTGTTGGTGCACCATACTTAGGCTTACCATCATCTAGCCTACGAAACTTCACACCCACACACATACCAAGTGCGGTCAGATAGGGCACAGAAAGCCAGCCCGCGTGCATTTCGTGACCATTGATTGGGTCTGTTACTACACCCAACGAAAATTGTTGGGCAACATCTTCAGAGATCCCACGTCCTTCGAGATACTCTATTGCCCTTGTGTCCAGGTTTTTGCTGTAATGATTGACCGCTTCCAGCAACGATCTCGATTGCTCGTGCGAGTGCATCCTTAAACTCCAAGTTCTCTATGATACCTACGACATTGACTGCGTTACCACCCTTCCCGCAGGTGTGGCAGAAGAACAAGTTGTCATAGGTATTGATGACAGCGCTTCTTCTTTTATCAGGATGGATGCAACACCTTACAGATGCAGACCTACCCTCTCGTACTTCCCCTCCATAGTGCAGAACTATTGTTCCTATGGGGATTGTGTTTGCATCAACGGAACCTTTGAACCGTCCCGCTTTACGTACCCTGGACCAGTCTTGTGCTGGCATACACACCCCTTAAAGTCACACTTCTCGTGCCAATGTGCTGAACGTTTGTAGTGAGCAAGGCTATTCTCCTCGCCACCCTTCATACAATTCTGACAAATCATTAGAACTCCTTTAGTTCTGTTACTGGTACACGCCACCCGCTAATAGTTTCATCCCGATACTGGGATGTTGCATACTCAGCAGGATTACACCAACCATAGACTTCAACCTGTGAGTAATAATCTTCATCAAGAATCTTAGTTCCTACTATGATCTTGCCCTCGTCCTTATTCCAGAACGGAACTGAATCACGTGTGCGTAATGTGCGTACCTCAAAGTTCACACCAACATCAGGCAACTTAGCACGACGAGGATGTAGTTCATTGGGATACCACGGTACATTCCAAGCAGTGTCAGTTACTGATGCAACTGCCCACTCAGAAACGTTGGCTCGCACATTGGCAAGAAGTTCGTGCTCTAAGTAGCCGTTCTTCTTACCCTCTGCATAGTTAGGTCTGTCTACAGAACCATACTTAGCAAGCCAACGCTCTGTTGCAAGCATCGTACAAACTCTTACTTCATCCCTGCTCAGGCGTACTAGCATCATCCTCTTCTTCAGTAGTTGAATCTTCAACTACTTCTTCTGGTACTAGAATCTCTGTTGTTGTGATGTTTCCTTCTGGTACTGGCATTATTGTTTCTCCTTTAACCATTGTGCTAGGTCTTGAATGACCCAGGCATTTTCTATTCCAGAGTTGCGACGCTTAACTACAACGTAATGCAGTGGAACTTCCCCAAGACCACGAGCATTGGCATAGTTAAGCGCCTCAACTTCTGCTTCTCTCCAGAACTCAGGCAAGGAAAGGGTTGCCCTGTTCTTGAGTTCAAGGATATAGGTTTTCCCCGCGATGATCGCAACCATATCCCCTTCATCTTTTGCCCCAGCCTTAGTCAAACGTTCTGCCATAACTCCGCATTTGCGTAGCCATTTCATTACATCTGTCTCAAACTGAGAACCTTTACGTCCGTTGGGATTAGCCACTAGAACTCCACTACTAAATAGAACGGACCAATGTCTAGACTAAATGCGTACTTGCTAATGATAATGCTGACCGCTATTTGACGAGCAATACCAATACTGATGTATCCTGTTTTAGTTTTAATTTGTTTATGCATTAGTAACCTCCTGAATATCAAACACGTAAGTAGGCCCTACCTTGTGCATCTTGATCTCCTATCTGGCACGCTGCAAAGTTAACAAATAGTGTAGCCCATTTAGAGGCATCTGCTGTGTGTGGACCAAAGCGATTCTTCACCGCAGCCACACGCAACATCCCTTGACCTGGGTCATAACCCAATGTGAGTATCAGCGCAGGTAACTGGCTGACCTTTCCGTGAATAGCACGACGCGGTGGTGGCATACTCGGTGAACCGTACTCACTCTGCTCGCTGACGTGATGGAGAACTAAGACGCAAGCCTGAGTCTTGCGTGCCATATCGTGCAACTCCATCATAATTGCACGTAGCCCTGCCCATTCATTGTCTGTTTCGGCAGCAACATTCATTAAGTTATCAATGATAATTAACTCAGGTGCTATTCCGTACAGTTCAACGTAGGCTTTAATCTCCAATTCAATGTCATCTAATGATGGACTTGAATCGAATACCCATTGTATGTGTGACATCTTTGATAGGTGTTCACTGTAGAAGTCTTCCTTGTATTCCATATTGGACTCAACAGTTAACTGCGTATGCCCTGAGATCTGCGCTGCAGATCGCATCAGCACTGTTGCAGTATCAGTATCGGCTGAGAAGAAAAGAGTTGGTACCTTAGCCTTGATTGCATAGACAAGAGCAAACATACTCTTACCAGCATTAGGAGCAGCAGCGACCATACATACTTGCCCACGTCTAAACTTAATGGACTCACCAGCAAGGCCAGTCCATACATCAGGCAACGGTATAGCCTTAGTGTGGCTACCGCCCATCGCCCGCTTTAGATTAAGCAACTTCCTCATCCCCTCCAAGATTTATTCTGCGTTGTCTCCTTACTGCAAGACGTTCACGTGGGGCAAGCCCACCCCATATACCGAACTGTTCCTTGTGGATTCCCCACTCAGCGCATTCGGTTCTATGAGTACAACGTTTACAGATTGACTTTGCATACTGACTTTCAATATAACTTACTGATTCCTTATCCTTATCGGGGAACCAGAAGTCACCACCTATCTCTGCACATAGCGGGTTCTCGTACTCACGAGGCTCCCGCATCGTATTATCTTAGGAAGATAGGGTCGCACTTATCTACTGCACCCTTTGGTGCAGAACACATCCACGCTCTCCAAGGTCCACGAGCAGATGTACCAGTGCGGTATGTCATATTGCCGTGCTTACAGGTAGGTGCCTGTCCTTCTACCACTGCAGGTTGTGCAGGTGGGGGCGTTATTACTGGCTGTCCACCGAAGGCTTCAGCAACTGAGGCAACTGTTGGTGCTGGTGCTCCACCGTGCAAGTCATTGCTAGTTGACTTAATAAGTGTTGCAACCATACCTAGATCTGCAAGACCTGTCTCTAAATCCTTGACATCTTTTGCGTAGAGATTGATAAGCGTTCCATCATTTAACTTGTAATTGATTTGGAACTTTGTACCTTCTGTTGCCATTTACTTTCCTCCAGTTTGTTTGATAGATAACCTTTGTGATTCACTGCCAAACTTCTTAGGCACATACCCAATAAGTTTTTCTACTTCTTCACTGTCAATACTTTCACGTCCCTTGACAGTTGTCCAACTGACTTCTATTCCACTAGGTGTTACTCCTAGCAGTCCCTCGAAAGAAGTCTTCAAAGAATCTTGTTCCTTCTCTAGTACCTTAATCTGTGCTGCTAACTGTAAGTACAGCAGTGCATTCTTGTCAACATCAGCATCATCAATTACTAGATCAGTTGCTGGTGTAAGTTCTTTTTTTATACCAACGCATCCCATCTCACCTGATGCGTCGTAGAACTTGCAATAGTGTTTGCAATAGGAAGCATCACGCTCTGGATCTGGCGCAGTATCTGCAACCTTGATTGCTTCTAACCAGTTCAATGCCTGTAGTGCAATCGTTTCATCGTATGGTTCAGTATGCACCTTGACATCTCGCTCATCACCATCACGTGCAATAGCGACAAGCGAGACGCGCTTCACATCATAGCCATTCTTTGATAGTAGGTAGCCGTATGTCTGCACCTGCCAGCGTTGCTGTGTTGATGGGAAGTACGAAAGGTTCTTCACCTTGCTTGTCTTCCAGTCAATCACATCTCCAGTACCAGGTACGAAGCAGTCGATGTGTGCCTTCATACCGTTGTACTCAACTGCAGTTTCAATCAGCACATCTGGGTTATCTGCTAGTGCTCGCTCAATTTCTGCGTGGATAGCAGTACCCATAATGGCTGCTAACTTCATCTCGTTCTCATTGGTTTCAGGTTGATCGTTTAGTCTGTACCAGACCTTACGACGACAGCCACCTAACTCTGATGGTCCTATCTGTACCTGTGTAGAACGTGAACGCTTTGCGTCACCTGCTTTAAGAGCAGTGAGTAGTAATTCCTTTGGGTCAGTTGCTGTCATTATTAGCCTTATCGTGTAAAAGGAACGCAAGTCTACACGCTTTCCACCCTTGCTCAAACCAGTAGTGTGCAGCGTATTCACCTGTTGCGATGACACCCTTGAACTCTGGTTCTACATAATCGTATGTATTGAAATCCATTGTTACATCCTTTCCTGGACCACTAACTGTATGGGCTTACCAGTATTAGCGTCAAGGACCGACGCGATCTCTACTGCCTTTCGTGCGTGTCGCTTGGCGTAGGCTAACTCCATATCAGGTTTGCAAATTGAATACAGGTAGCCAAGAGCAAGTTGACCCCCACTACCAATGCCGTACGCTCCGTGATTTGCTTGGAAAAAAGAGAGATCACAAGCAATACGAAAGATATTGCCGTTAAAAGCAATGAGATAATCGAAGCCACCATCTTTGTCCACCTTGTTGTAGTCGTAGTTGTTGTCG